CAGTGCGCCCCGCCCAGCCCGATGCCGACCGGCTCCGCGGTCCATACCCCCCAGTTGATATGATCGAGCACGCTTGCCGGCTTGCAGTCCTCGAAGATGTCCTCGATGACGTAGAGGCCATCTGATTTCAGGTGCTGCTTCAGATGGTTGGCGCTGTAGATCTGGTGTTCGGTGACGTGGCTGCCGTCGTCGACGATCAGGTCGAACGGTCCCGGCAGCCGGTTCAGCTCGAAGCCATCGACCTGGTTGACCTGCAGGCACACGATGCGGCTGCCTTCCTTGTTGAACAGGGTGTCGCGGTTGATATCGATACCGACGATGGCGGCGTTGGGGAAGTATTCCTCCCACATCCGCAACGACGCGCCGTGGTCGATGCCGATCTCCAGCACGTTGCGGACGTCTTCGCGGCGGCCCCCCAGCAGCGCGTGGTAGGTCGCCGTGTAATTGTGGCAGGTGCCCCTGGCGGTGTGCCAGCCACCCTTGTCGGTGCCGTACTTGCGGGCCAGCTCGCACAGCGGGGTCATTGTGGGCAAATCTGCCTCCCGTCGAGGATGTCGTTCAACGCGCGTGGCACCCGCTTGTAGGGCTTGCCGGGGAAGTGATTATTGACAATCCCCATCACGGTCAGGTCTTCGCCGTGCAGGATCGTGCATGACCCCTTCGGGCTGCTGGGGGCCTCGATCAGGGCGGCCAAAGCATCCTCGACCGGCGCGTAGGTGCGGACCTGGTCGCCCATCCCGGCAATCTCCATGACGTCCGCTGCCTCGAACTTCTGGAACACGCCGTGGCCGCCGGGGCCGTAGATGTTGCACAGCCGCACCATCCGCGCGCCATACAGCTTGCACAGATGCTCGCAAGTGATTTTCGAGATGGCGTAGGGCGTGGTCGGGTAGTTGACCGCGCTGGAGGAGGCAAACACGACGTTTTCGTCGAACTGCTCCAGCACGTTCAGGGTACCCATCACGTTGGTTTCCATCATGGCGCTGATGTTGCCGGACCGTGCGTCGGTCAGCGCCGCCAGGTGGAAGCACCAGTCGGCTTCGGGCAGCCGGTCACGCTCCCTGATGTCCTGGCCGTTCTTGAGGTCGTAGCCGATCACCTTCACCCCGCCCAGCCGTCGGAAGGCATTGACCAAGTGATAGCCGATGAAACCGCAATGGCCGGTGATCAGGACGGTGTTCATTTGTTCACCGTGATCAGCTTGGAGGGGTCGATGTCGTTGGGGTCGATCGCGATGCTCTTGTTGTAGGTCTCGACGTCGGCGCCCAAATTGATGGTGATGACGAAGCGGTCGGAAGCGGAGGCGGGGCTGATCTTGACCTCGCCCAGCCCGGCCAGCTTGGCGACGAACTTGGCGGCCTCGGTGGCGTTCGACAGGCTCTCATTGGCGTCCATGGCGCGGTTGACCATGACGGGGAGGATCAGCTCGGAGCCGGCGGCGGCCTGCAGGCGCACCCGGTCGGCGGCCGACTCGGTCGCGTTCCACGCCAGCGCGTACTGCTCCTTGGCGCGCTTGAAGAACTCATGCTTGGAGATTTCGTAGAAGTCCTCTTCGGAGATGCCATAATCGGCGAACACCACTTTGTAGGGCCGGATGTTGATGGCCATCTCGCGCGCCAGGCCGGCCATCGCCGTCTCGTTCAGGTCTGCCATCTTAAGATTTCCTTAGTAAATTGCAGCTAACCATATTTTCATGGCACTTGCACCCATAGGCGGACAGAACAACGTGTTGTCGGTGGTCCCGCCGGCGGCGCTCGAAGCGCAGTTGCGCGCACAAGCGGAGGCCAGGTCTGCCGCCGCGGCTCCCGCACCGCAGCCGATGCCGGAGCTGGCCGGTTACATCCGCGCCCAGTTCGAGATCATGCGCAACCACCGCAACACCGCCTCTGGCTGGTCCGGCAGATTGATCGAAGCGTTACGGGTTTTCAATGGGCAGTATTCGCCGGACAAGATGCGCGAGGTCGCCAAGTTCGGTGGCAGCCAGATCTACGCGCGCCTCACCGCCCAGAAGTGTCGGGCCGCATCGTCTCTCCTGAGAGACGTCTATCTTGGTGCCGATCGGCCCTGGGCGGTCAAGCCGCCGGCGGACCCGGACGTGCCCGACGAGATCATGGCCAAGATCGACGCCCTCATGAAGCATGAGGCGCAGATGGTGATGCAGACCACCGGCCAGCCGGCGCCGGAGGATGCGCAGGCGAAGCGGAAGCTGGCGCTGCTGGAGTCGGCGCAGGACGCTGCCAAGAAGAAGGCGGCGCAGCAGGCCAAGGTCAGCGAGAACCGGATCGAGGAGCTGCTACGCGAGGGAATGTTTTACCACGCCCTTGCTGAGTTCATCGTAGATCTCCCGATCTTCCCGTTCGCCTGCCTCAAGGGTCCGTCGGTCAAGATTGTTCCAGACGTTATTTGGCCGCCGGGGGGCGGGCAGCCGACGGTCCAGCAGCTGCCGAAGATGGTCTGGGCACGCATATCGCCATTCGACATCTGGTGGACCCCCGGTGTCGCCGACATAGCCAATGCCAATGTAATCGAGAAGTCCCGGCTGACCCGCGCGGAGCTGAACGACCTCCTGGATCTCCCCGGCTTTAATCAGGACGAGGTACGGGCCGTTCTCGAAGAGTATGGTCGCGGTGGGCTGTACGACAATTGGGATACGACGGACGCCGAACGCGCGGTGCTGGAAAGTCGCGAAAACCCCGCTTGGAATCGCAGCGGCTTGATCAGCCAGATGGAATTTCATGGCAACGTACAGGGGAACGTCCTGCAGGAATACGGAATGCCGGGAGTCTCTGATCCACTGCGGGACTATCATATCGATGCCTACGTGATTGGATCCCACGTCATCAAGGCAAACCTATCCCCGTCTCCCCGCGCGCGACATAATTACTTTGTTACTTCCTTTGAAAAAGTTCCGGGCACGCCGATCGGCAACGGCTTGACCGACATGATCTCCGACATCCAGGACGTCGCCAATGCCACGCTCCGATCCCTCGTCAACAACATATCTATATCTTCTGGCCCACAGGTCGTGGTCAACGACAACCGATGTCGTGCCGAAGAGAACACCGACGAGCTGTTCCCCTGGAAGCGATGGCACGTCACTGACGACCCCGTTGGCAACAACTCCAAGCCGCCGGTCGAGTTCTTCCAGCCGCAATCCAACGCCAATGATCTACTCACGGTTTTTAAAGCATTTGTGGATCTGAGCGACGACGTCTCCGCTATTCCCAAATATATCGGAGGACAGGCAAGTGGCGGCGCGGGCCGGACCGCGTCCGGCCTCGCCATGCTGATGGGCAACGCTTCCAAGATCCTGCAGACCGTGGCCGCCAACATCGATCGTGACGTGTTCGAGGTGGCGTTGATGCAGCTGGCCGACCTGGTACTGTTGTCGGATACGACAGGGATCCTGTCCGGCGAGGAGGACATCTATGTTCAGGGGGTTAACGTCGCGGTACAGCGTGAGACCCAGCGCCAGAGGCAGCTTGAATTCCTGCAGCACACCGCCAATCCAATGGATATGGACATCATCGGCATCGCTGGTCGCGGAGCGGTTCTTCGATCTGTTAGTCAGACCATCGGGCTGGACGGCGACAAGGTGGTTCCGTCGGACGAGGCACTGCAGAAAAAGCAGGAAGCCAAGGAAAAGAACAAGCAGCAGCAGGATATCAGCGAGCAGGTCGACAAGGGTATCCAGGAAGGCGTCGAGCAGGGCGTTCGCAAGATCACCAGCGAGTTGACGTCAGGCTTCCTGGCCTCGCGTGCGCAGCTGCCGGAGGATCCCGGCATGGAGGGCCAGGAGGGTGGCATGCCCGGCCAGGCCCAGCCCGGCACCGGCGGGCCGCCTGGCATGGGTGGCCCGCCTGGTGGCGACCAGCAGATGCGCAACATGCAAGGCAACCAGCCGTCGCGCATGAGTAACCAGTTGACCCAGCCGCAGGATGTGGTGGGTAATCAACCGAAGCCGCCCGGTCCCGGTGGGCGTCCAAGGCCGATCGTCGGTGGACCGGGCTAACAGGAGACTGAGCTATGGCTACTTTTAGTGTTCGTTCCCGCACCCTGACCGCGATTGCCACCACGTCCGTGACTGCCTTGACGGCGGAAGCGGCGATTGCCCAGGTGGTGGCGACGGGTGCCTCTGCCGGCTACGAGATCCAGGTTCTGAGCTGCGTCTGATCTCACATGAAGCTGGTGTGGAACGCCATCGTCAAGAACGAGGCGGCGATCATCGAACGCTGCGTCAACTCGCTGTTGCCGCACGTCGATGGCGCTGTCATCGTCGATACCGGATCGACCGACGGCACGCCTGACAAGATCATGGAGTTGTTTGTCGCGGCGGGCAAACCGGTCGAGTTTCACTATGCCAGCTTCGTCAACTTCGAACAGGCACGCAACGAGGCGCTGAAGCGTGCGCGCGAGAGCCAGAACGTCCCGTGGGACTACCTGCTGCTGGCCGACGCCGACATGGAGTTTAGGGTTCATCGCCCGGACTGGTTCAACGGCGGCAAGGAGCTGGCCTATGATCTCCGACAACGAGGCGGATCGCTTGGCTATTACAATCGCCGACTTCTCAGCCGCGCTGCTACGGGTTGGTATGTTGGCGTCACTCACGAATATCTTGACGTGCCAGCGACTCGCTTTCTCGATGGCGCTGAGTTTATCGACCACGCCGACGGCGCCAACCGCCCCGACAAGCTCAAGCGTGATATTGCCCTTCTCGAAACCGCCCTCGCAACTGAAACTCGACCTGGTCTGATCGAGCGGTATCACTTCTATCTGGCGGGGTCGTATTACGACCTGGGCCAGTTTGAGAAGGCCGCGGATCACTACCACATCAGGACTACGCTTGGCGGGTTCGCGGAAGAACAGTGGTACGCCAAGATACGTTATGCGCTGTGCCTCAAGAACCAGGACAAGCCCGCCCAATTTGTTTGGAATATGCTGCAGGCCTATCGCATGCGCCCGCACCGGGCGGAATCGCTGTACGAGCTGGCCAACTACTTTCGTGTGAAGGGCGATAACGCCAGTTCCCTGTTATTTTCAACGCCTGGCATGGCGCTGCCGCTACCGGCGCAGGAGCTGCTGTTCGTCAACGAGTGGATCTACAAGCACGGCCTTCGCGAAGAGTTCGCGATCTGCGCCTACTACGACCCCAGGCAGCGCAAGAAGGGTGCCGACGTGTGCGACGATCTGGTTCTGCAGGGCAGCGGGCAGGCGCGCGGCAACCAGTATTGGTACCTTGAGCCGCTGGTGAACCACGTCCCCAGCTTCCAGCCGATACGAAGTGATTTTGACCCGCCCGAAGGGTGGGTGGCGATGAACCCGTCGATCATCAACGATGGCGGGGCGCTTACGATGTTGGTGCGGACGGTGAACTACACCATCACGCCAGAGGGGCGATATGAAATACGTGGCACCACCGGTACTGCCAACAGTACTAATCCTATCAATACTCGCAATCATCTTGTTTATCTGGACGATGAGCTGAAGGTCACGGACACGCGCGAACTGCACATGCCGCTGGACTGGCCGGCACCGAAGTACGATCTGGTGATCGGGTTCGAGGATTCGCGGCTGTTCAAGCATAACGGCAAGATGTGGACCGTTTCCACGGTGCGCGAGCTGAACGAGCCAGGATTGTGCCAGCAGGTGGTGGCACCGCTGAACCTCAATGGTTACGGTGACTGGACCGTGTTCGAGCAGCACTCAGACACTCACGAAAAGAACTGGATGCCGTGGGTGTTGGACGGCGAGATCCAGTTCGTCCATCGCCTTGGATCCATGATCAAGATGAGCGGCGGGCACGGCTTCTACCGCGATCCCAAGATCGACCCCAGCCGGATCAGCGGCGGCTCCCAGGTCATCAAGGCAGAGGGCATCAACATCGCCCTGGTGCATGAGGCCAACTTTATTCCGGGCCGGCCGCACAACCGGTTCTACCAGCATCGCTTCGTCACTTTCGCCGACGATGGCGGGATGCTGCGGATCTCGCGGCCGTTCTACTTCCATGATCGCCAGATCGAGTTTGCTGCCGGGCTGGCCTACATCCCGGAAAAACGGCAGCTGGTCGCCAGTTACGGCATCCGCGACTGCGAGGCCTGGCTGGCGACCATGGACTTCGATGACGTCGTTGGTTTTATCGGGGGGTGGTCCAGCCCATGATCACCGCGGTCACAGGCTACGTTCACATCCCGGACCATCCGCGTTCGGGGAACGAGTATTGTGACCTGGGACACAAGCTGTCGGCGTGCGACATCAACCTGATGTGTACCAACCAGGAGGTCGAAGAGTGCTGGATGTTCGAGTTCTTGCAGCGGCGGGGCAAGAAGTTCACTTATTCGGCGGCGGACAACCCGAAGAAGAACTCGATCTCCTACCACATCGTGCAGGCTCAGAAGTCGCATTGGCTGGCGTCGGCGGCGCGATCGATGCCGGAGGCCGATCCCCTGGTCTGGATTGATTTCGGGATCTTCCACGTTCCTGGGGTTACCCGCCCGATCATCGAATCCTTCATGAAGCGCGCGCAAGGCGAGCAGGCAATCACGATTCCCGGCTGCTGGGAAAAGGATTACGTCTACAATGACGCGCAGCCGTGCTGGCGGTTCTGCGGCGGGGTGATGGTGGTGCCGCGCGAGCACGTCTTCAAGTTCGACATGAACATGAAGGAAGAGTACCTCACCTGGATGGAAGAGAAGAACAACCTGTCCTGGGAGGTCAACACTCTCGCCAGGCTGGAGCGGCGGGTCGAGGGCGCGCCGATCTGGTGGTACAAGGCCAATCACGACGCATCGCTGTTCACCAACTACCGGACGACGGAGCACGCCGATGGCACGCAGAGCTAAGGCTACCCAGAAACTGCTCGACCAGGTCAATGCGGCGTGCCCGTCTCGCAACAAGGGCAGCGACGGCTGGATTGGTGACGCCGCGCACGCCGCGAGCAAGTCGGACCACAACCCCAATAGCGCCGGCGTGGTGCAGGCGCAGGACATCACCCATGACCCTGCTAGTGGATTTGACAGCCACAAGTTCGCGGAGTTCCTGCGCACTCACAACGACAAGCGCATCAAGTACGTCATTTCAAATCGAAAGATCTTCTCTGGTCCGGCCGGACCGCAGCCTTGGGTATGGCGATCTTATTCTGGCAAAAATCCTCATGACCAGCACGTCCATGTGTCGGTGGCTGATAGTGCCTCGCTTTACGACAGCACTGCCGCCTGGGAGATCCCATTTACAACTGGGTTGCCTGACACTTCCGCTCCCGTGATCACGCTGCCGGTGCTGAAAAAAGGCGCCAAGGGGTTCTATGTTGCGATGATGCAGACGCTGCTTGGCTTCACCGGCAGGGAGGTCGACGGCGATTTCGGTCCCGGTACCGAGAATTCGCTGAAGCAGTACCAGCGTATCCAGAAGCTGGACGCCGACGGCATCTGCGGCGTCTACAGCTGGCGCGAGCTGCTGCGGCCGTGGGCCAAGGAAACCGGGCTGCTGCCGGCCGATCCGAAGGCCAGGCTGACCGAGATGGCGCTGGTGGCGCAGAAGACCGGGTCGACGGCGTCGACCGACGAGCTGGTCACTGCCTTCGCCGCGGTGTTCGAAGACATCCTGCCGCCGGGGTTTGTGCTGAAGGAGGGTTAGCCGTGTCTGAACTCAAGGGATGGTTCAAGGAGAATCAGGCTCTGGTGATCGGACTTGTCGCGCAGGCGATCGTTGCCGGTATCTACATGGTCAATCTGGAAGCGCGGGTGTCGACGCTGGAAGAGCGTGGCTCAAGGCACCTTGAGGGCATCAACAACAGACTGACGGTGACGGAGAAGGAAACCGAATCCAATGTAAAGCGGATCGAGCGGATCGTGGATATCATGACGAAAGACCTGCACATCGCGCCTGCGGACCTGAAAGTTAAATGAGGGGGATAGGCCATGACTGAAATGGATGACGACGACATCAGGAATATGATGCTTGAGGCGTTCGAGCATGCGTTTCAGGCCCAGCTTGGAAAGCTGTTTGAGGATTTTCTTTCCAGCGGTTCGCCCGATGAACAGGCGGTAAGAACCAAGAGGGGCATCGAGAACGCCGTCGAGGCGTACAAGCGAGCGGTATCGGCCGTAGATTCCTGGAGTAGCGAAGGAGGCTGAAATGGCTTCAATGGCAATTTCCGTACTGTGGTTCCTGATCGGGCTGATCGTGCTCGCGGGTGTGATTTATCTCGCGATCTGGGTCATTGAGTCCTTCATTTTCCCAATTCCCGAGAAGGTAAAGCAGGGGATCTGGGTGGTTGTGCTGATACTCGCCCTGATCGCGTTGATTGGCATATTCGCTGGAGGCGGCCCAAATCCCTTTCACTTCTCGCGGTAGCGGCATCGAGGTGATGCCGCCGCTGGATACGACCCAACCCAAGATCTGCAAGGGATGCTGACATGGCGATTATGAAGGCTGCTAGAATCGGGGTGCGGATCATGTCCGACGGCACCACGTCGACATTCACGGTCAAGCTGGCGACCGATGGCGATCCGTACTGGGTTGGAGAGGCCAGTGACGCTGGCATTCGTGGTACCCAGGTCGAGAATTGGTTCTCCCAGCCGAATGCGGCCAACGCTCCCAAGGCGGTGAGGATGGTCGACGGAGGCGGGGCTACTTCGGTCAGTCTTGCCGTCCCGACTTCGGTTCTGACGGTGAACATTGTTCCTGCACCGAAGGACGTGATCCAGATGATCTTCGTCGAGCTGCTGTTCGCTTAACATTTCCTTAAGAATTACGAACTAGGCTTCCTGTAGATTCACAGGAGGATCCCCTATGGCTTCTAATCCCAAGGCCAGAGAAAATTCACACAACGTGACGTTCGCCGAAGGCGGCGACGGCCACATGTTCGGTCAGCAGGCGGCTGGCCCCGACAAGCCCGGCAACACCGGCAAGGACACCTCCGGCGCGCCTGGTCCGAAGTATGCGAGCGGCGGCTCCGGCAAGATGTTCGGCTTCTCGCCGTCCCAGGCGGCGAAGTCGGGACAGACGGGGGCACGCTAGTGCCTCCCAGCATGGGTCCGTCGCTGCGCGCGTTGCGCCGGGTGCCCGGCCCCAAGCCGGCGCCGATGGATCCCGGCAAGGCGGTGATGGCCGCGCCCCGGATGCGGCCGATCTCGACGCGCAACTACGGCAAGGGCGGTTCGCCGATGTCGGGTGCCGCGGATCCCGGCATTCGCGGCGGCGGTATTGGCTATGGAGGCTTTGGTCCCAATGACGTTCCACAATAAGCCCTACAAGAAGGACATCACTGCGTTCGCCAAGGGCGGCAAGGTGGTCAAGCACGTCGGCAAGGGTTCGACGGAGCAGTCGCGCGGTCGCGGCATGGACACGATCACGGGTGCCGACCAGCTGTCGCGGATGGCCAACAGCTATCCCAAGACGCCTTCCGGCGGCTCTGTTGGCAATCTGGGCGGGCCGCCGACCTCGACGCCCCCGGTTCCGATGGGATCGCAGTCGCCGGGCGCACCGACCGCGATGATGCCGCCCGGCGAGCCGGATGAGGATGATGTTGCGTGAGTTCTACGTCTGATTTGGTGACCAAGGCCAGGTTCATGCGCAACGCCTCGCCGCAGGCGTATGACGCATTTTGCAAAGCATTTGAAGATTACGTCGAGGCGGCGACCATGGCTCTGATCATGGCGACCGAAAACGTGCCACTGCATCAGGGTTATGTGCGGCAGTGCCTGACCCTCGTAAACGCTTTTGAAGACGCCAAGAAGGAGACCAGAAATGGTTGACGTGACGGTTGATCTTAAACCTATCAACAAGGCGCCATATGACCCGAACGATCTCCCGGACGCCGTCAAGCAGCGGGTAGCCGCCGTCGAGGCGCTCTACAACGCGCCGGCACCGGAGCAGCCTTCGCAGGCGGTAGCCCAGCCGGCTGAAGCCACACCCCCGGCTCCCCCGGTCCAAGCTCCGTTGCCGCCTGCGGACATCGCGCCGGTCGATGAGAACTCCGACACCTGGAAGTCCCGTTACATGGGCCTGCAGGGGCGGTTCACGACGTTGCAGAAGACGATCGGCGAGCAGGACCAGATCATGCAGCAGATGGGGCAGGAGCTAATGCACGCCCAGCAGCGTCAGGCTCCCCCGCCAAAGCCGGCGCGCCAGGCACAAAACTACCTGACTGAAGCGGACGTCGAGAACTACGGTCCCGATCTGCTCGACGTTACCCAGCGTGCGGCGCTGCAGGCGGTGCAGCCGCATCTGCAGGAAGTCGAACAGCAGAACGCGGCCCTGCGTAAGCAGCTCGCCGTCGAAGGCCGCCGTCGGCTCGACCAGTCCGTCGAGCTGGCGGTGCCGAACTACAAGGAAATCGATCGCAATCCGCGCTGGCACCGCTGGCTGTTGGGGATTGATGTTTTGTCTGGACGTGTTAGACAGCAACTGTTGAACGAAGCTATCTCGTCAGCCTCCGCGCCACGGGTAATCTCGTTCTTCAACGGTTTCCTCAACGAGGAAGCAGCCACAGGGCACGCCGATCCAGCGCCCAGCTCCACGCAAAGGCCAACGCCGTTTGCGCGGGAGCCGGCAATTCCACTGGCATCGTTAGCGGCTCCTGGCAGGGCAAGGCCGGCGACAGGCGGTGACGCTTCGACGCCCAGCGACAAGCCAATTTACACACGCGACCAAGTCAAGGCGCTGTATCGCGCGCACCAAAAGGGCGCGTATCTCGGCCGTGAGGCCGAATGGGCACGGCAGGAAGCCGACCTTTACGCAGCGCAGAGAGAGGGTCGTTACCGGTAAACC